TTTCCGGCGATTCCAGAAAGCTCATTTTCCAGCGTATTCGCGCCGTTAATCATGTTAGCAAAAGTCTTTTCAGACTCCACTCCTGCGGAAACGAGAGCGGCACCGATAGCGAGAACGCTGCCGACAACCGCGCCTTTCATTCCGCCGAAAACAGAGGCGATTTGCGAACCTTGCTGGGCGAAGATTTGCAACGCTCCGGTGCCCATCTGCGCCTGCACCGCAACGTCTTGTAATTGCATCGCGACTTGCCCAGTGCGGTGAGCCAGCTTGCCGGATTCTTTCTGCGATTGCTGTGACCCCGCAACTAAAGACTTGGAAGCGTCCTTTGTCGCCTTGTCCATCCTAGTTGTAGCATCTGTCGTTGCGTCGATAGACTGCACAACTTTCGACATGTTTTCGCGGAACTCTGTTATCTCAATTCCAATTTCGGCGATAACTTCTGAATTAGCCATTTCTCACCCCTTTCTTTCGTTTTTTACGCGCCTCCGCTTTGACTTGTTCGGCTTGCAACGCGTCCGCGAAGTCACCGAAAAACTTGTCACTGCGCTTGTTGATAACTGTCCGGCCCTCGCTCATGTCGTGCGCTGCAATTAGCTGATGGAGAACCGCAAGCGGAGTGTCGATAACTTCGCGCCATTGCATCATGTAAGGCTCTCCCGCCATCGCGTGCGCGTAGTATGCGCATTGTGAGACCTTCGGGCAAACAGGCTTGCCGTCCGGTGCGTTTAGGTATGCGCGGTCGATGTATTCGCCTATGTCCTTGCGAGCTTTCGCAACGTCGAGACTGAGGTTCGCCCGCAGAAACTCATCCCGCTTTTCTTTGTTAGGAACGAACGCTTTCGACACCATCCAAACAAACTGAGCTATCTCAACCGGACCAACGGACCCGCCGACAATGAAAGGCGAACGTGCCATGCGCAGCCACTCAACACGGCGAGGAGTTAGCGGTTCACACTCTATGCCGCAAATATCCTCAGCTAGTCCAAGGAAAGGGAATGCGCGGTCGTCTAGCTCACTCGAAAGAGCGGCTTCATATTCAGCCCGTGGGAATCGGAGCTTTGCCACATTACGAAACGGTCGTGATGCTGTTGATGACTGACTTGCCGGTCAAGCTAACCGTGCGAATATCACTGGCGCCGTTTGAACGTGGCACAGTTGCGGTATGCACAACCCAGTTTTCGGTGCCGTAGTTCGGGTCCGTGATGTAAGTGAAGGTGTCGCCAAACTGCGGGTAAGCTGTTGAGCTTGTGGCGAGTTGTAATTCCGCGCTGAATCCGCGCTGCTTGCGAACTACTCGCGCGCGTGAATCGCTACCATTTGAGTCCTCGTCGACAACCTCGGCAACGGGATTGTCGGGAGTGAAACTCTTCACGATATAGGTTTCGCCGTCAATGGTAACTGGCGTGGTGCCGTAGGGCATTTCGCCGTCGAGAAAGCTGTTTGGAACTGGCATAGGTGTTTGCGGTTAAATGGTTGTGGTTACGCTGAAATAGGTAGTTGCTAGGCGTGCGAGTGTCAATATCGTTTTACGCTGGATACGTCACAAGGTCGCCTGACTGAATGTCTGACATGTCTCCGCCAACAATGTAGACGGCTTCGTCTTCAAGGTCTGTCGTGTTAACCACAGCGCGTGGTGCCCCGCGAATAATCAAAGTTTCCGCTGTTAGGTAATTAAAAGTCAGTGATGTTTTTTCGATTGTAATCTCAGGCGTGGCGACGTTTGCAACTACGCCAACATCCTGATTCCAAGCGGCCTGTTTGACGCTGAAAACTAGGAAGTAACTTAGAACCGTGGTATCTGTGTCGTTGCCGTCAAAAAACGTGTCGGCTGTTCCTGTTGCTCGCAAGTCCGTAGGAGCTAGCGCGGGCGATTGCCAGTTGCTTAGGGGATTGCACGCTTTCAAGTAGCGCATCGTCAACCGGCTGCGGACTGCGCCTAATAGCTGGTCGTGCGTTAGCGTTCCCTCAGTTGTGCTACGGTTTGTGACGACGGTTATTTCGAGCGAACCGTCGAAAGCGTCGTATGCTTCCGAGCCGTCTGCAAAACCCTTCGCGTGGTCGCTCATCGCGTTGCCGATGATAGCTTTGATTTCAACGCGCGGAGATTCAAGGTCCAGCGGTTCGCGTGACTTGTAAATTTTCGGGCAAGTGCCTGCGAGAATGGAAGCGAAGCCTAGCTCCAGCCAATGCTCAAATTGATATAGCTCTTCGTGTGTCATTTTGCTGCTTTTGTGATTTGCGTCATGCGCCGCTTTACGCTCCGGTTGTATGCGTCACGGTGCGAGTTCATCGCGGCGGCGAGAATCGGCTTGCCGGTGAAGTCCTTATACCGGCTAGGCTCTTCCAGAAACTCGTTTGTAATCCGCACGGAAAGCGCGCTGGCGTTGCCTACAATGCGCCCTGTTGCTTTCGTCGGTGCCTTTGGTGGGTTGTGCCGCGAACGAGACGCCCGCGTTGACTGTGCGACGTTTAGCGTCACGCCTAGGTCATCCGCGGCTTGCGTCCACGAACGCCGGTAAAGAAAGCGAGCTTGCGCACGGTCTTTAATGAATGTCGCTTGCGCTGTTTGTTTTCGCCTTTCGTGCTCTGCTAGCAGCGAAGCATAAGCCGCGAAAGCCTCGTCTGAAATGCGCCATTCCTTAGCGTTCAACCATTTTCCACGGAAGAAAAGCCAGTGCTGATTTCCGCGAATGCGAAGCGACGGGTCAGTTAATTCATGCGAGCTAGGAATGCAATTTACGCGCGCCTCGTATTGCCGCAACTGGTTCCGCCTAATCAGCGAGTAATCACGCGCCGGAGTGTTTCGCGATGCCGTGGTTAGCGACTTTCGCACGAACTCCATAAGCTCGGCGCGGAAGTCTCCGGCCTTGATTTTCGCAAGTCCGGCGAGTTTCTTCCGAAGCCCGCTTGTATTGAATGTGAAGCGGACCGCGCTCATTTTTTAAGGTTAGCCGCGAACGTCACAAAGGGTTCGACGGGGTCAACTTTCACGCTGCCGTTGATTTCAAACTGTTTGCCCTGATAGGTGAACACGCTTCGGTTATTCATGCCGCTTGCCGCCCAATCTGTCGAACGAATTGAGAACCGGCTTGCGCGCTCCGGTTGCCATCCTGCCGGTGCCATCATTTTCTCAATGTCCACACCCTCCGCGATGCAATCGTAATCGGTCCCGCTATAGCTTAGCTGCGAGCCATACATACCCGCCGCCATTGCGTTAAACGCTTCCAATCGCTCGCTGTAGTAGCTCATTAGGCAACGCTTTTACGCATAGCACCGAGAATAGGCAAGAAAAAAGCCCGCGCCATTTCTGACGCGGGCTTTGAACTGTTACGGCTATCCCATGAGGTTAGCGACGAACTCGGGCTTCCAGACTTTAATGCCGTAGAACGACATGAGTTTGATCTGGTTCATGCCGTAGCCTTTGTAAAGGCGGGCGGCGAATGAGAGTCCGGTTTTCTCGTCAACCATAACCGCGATTTCCTCGCCTTGGTCGCCGCCCGGAGGTTGTGCCGGTGGGCGCATGGCAAGCTCAATCGCGGACTTGTGGAATCCGACGTTTGCGGTGTAGCTATTACCAACCGTGATCGCGTTATTATCCGCGATGTCTCCACGCAATCCCGGATGGTTAAGCGTGACCACGTTCGACGCCAGCGCTGAGCCGACAACGTAGTTGCGACCGCTTCCGGTGCCGCTTGCAAACGTGATAACGTCGCCAGCGAGCACGGTTCCTGTTCCGGCGTCAACCGTGATTGCGCGGCTTCCGTTGGTGAGTCCGCTTTGATTGACAAGGTATCCCGAACCCGTGCCTTTTGTGTGGCTAGCAATTCCAGCGGAAGCCCTGATGCTCATTCCGCCGATGTTAAGCAACTCACCACGGCGGAGAGTCGCATCTGTTCCTGACTCGTTCGCTTTTGTGAGCGTCGAGAGGTTGCGGAGATTTGTTCCCGCCGAGGTCGAGATGATGAGCGAAAGCATGCCGTCATCCATCGGCGTTCCGTTGTCTTCGAGAATCTGCCGAAGCTCGTTCACCGTGTTGAAGTTGCTCGCAAAAGGCGTTGTGCCAGCGGTGCCGACTGCGCGGCTTGCGCCCCTGTATGCGGCGACAGCGATTGCAGCCTCGATGGAGTTGACCATCTTCCGAATGGCCTGCTTATAGAGCTGTTGCAGCGCCATTTCAGAGCCTACTGTATTGGCTAGCTGTAGCCATTGCTCGCCTTTCAGCGGAATGCTTGCGCCTGCATATGAGCTAAGTGTCAGCGACTCAGTGGACGTTGTAATGTCCGCAGCGTCGGGCGGAGTCATCGCCGGTGTATAGCTCGTTTCGAGCGTCGGCTCGGTTGTGCGGATAGAGGTTACGGTGCCGCCTTCCGAAACGCCTTCGCTGCCGCCGTTGACCATGACGCCTTGCGAAAAAGCGGCAGGTTCGCGGCAAACTTCGTCGCGTGCTTGGTAAAGAATTTCCTCTAGTCCTGTTAGTGAGATGTCGTTAGCCATTGTGTGTTAGTCGTTGATTGTTTGTTGAGTTGTTAGTCTTCCAGCTTTCCACCGTCGCGCATGAATTTGTTGCGCTCGTCGATTGGGAGCGCCTTGAATTTTGCGCGACTTAGCTTTGCCGCTTGCACTCCCGTTGCTGGAGTGAAAGCGCCGGAACGACCGAGCATAGCGGTAAATTTTGCTTGTGCAGCCACGTCGTTCTTTTCGTATTCTTTGAGCGCGGCTAGTGCCTTGCGTTCGGTTGCGCGTGCGATGCGGAGAGCAGCGCGCATGGCCGCTGGCTTCTTTTCGTCTTCCGGCTTTTTGTCGGCATCGGTAACGCCCGCCTCTTTTTCGGCTGCGTCGGCATCGGCAAGTTCGGCGGTTTTGTCTTCGGGTTTATTCGCTTCCGCGAGTGCGGTTTTGATGCCGGAAGAAATCATCTCCGACAGTTCCGCTTTCTGTTCGTCTGTAAACATAGGTGCTTGTGTGTGTGTTGTTGTTTCTGAAAATAGCGCGGTAGTTGCTGCTCCGCATTCGACTAGGTCAGCGGCTTGGAAGTCCATCGGCAACGCCTTCGGGTCTTTCGGGTCGTAGCTAAACACTGCACTGAGCATCATGTTTTCTGGGTCCTCTTTTGCGTTCCAGAGAATCGCGTCCTTGTATTCGCTTGGCGCAACGTAGAAATCCGCGATGGGGTTGCCTAGCTCATCCTTCCGGAAGTTTTTCAACGCGCCGACTTTGGCGTGTAAGCGGTCTTTGTCGTCGCTTAGGTAATCGTGCGTCCAATGAACAGGAATGGCACGATTGCCAGCGTGAGCAAGAAAGGCGTCCGCGTGTTCCGCTGTAATCTCCGCTTCGCGTGGCTTTCCGTCCGGCCCATTGAACCGCGCAACCTTGCCAACCTCGCACAAACGGACGCCGTATATAACGCTTGCATCTGCGTCAATTCTCTCCTGCGAGAGCGTGTTAAGTTTGAAAGCGGCTGTTGCCATGTTGCGCGCTTTTCTCACATTCCTAACAACGTGTCAAATATATTTCTAAAGCTAACCTCGCGAAATGGCAGGGGAATGCTACCGCTGGCACGTTCAAGCCTTATGGTGCATTCCCCGCGCAATTTCACCCACTGGCAGGCTTTCACCCGTTGCTGACCTACTGTTGCGCTTGCCAAATCACGAAAAAGGCGCACTCCCATTTCTGGAAATGCGCCTAGCTCTTGGCTTGCTGAGATTGTTAAGCTGCGGCCCTCCGAGCTTGCACTGCTTTGCAGGCTTCGTTCCAGTCGCGGATCGTCATGTCCATCACATCGCCTTTGAGTTCCGCGCTGACTTCTTCGCACGCGGCATCGTAGGCGGCATCGTCCAGATCGGTGCGTAGTTCAAGAGCTTGGTCCATGCTTGCCGCAAGTTTCCCCTCCACGCGTTCAAGTTCCTCGTTAATGTCAAAGTCTGTTTTCATAGCCGCTACGTTGCCGTTTTCGCTTGCAAAGTCAAGAGAGGAAATGCAAGGTCGGAGAATGAAAAAACCAATTGAAACGAACACCTTGGCTCGCCACCCTTTTCACCTTTCCGGAAAATTTGTGAAAGATGCCGAAAATTCAACAATCATCACTTGCGTGGAAGATTCCACTTGCCTTTTGTTCTCTCAAGATGAAGTCGAAAAAGACGGGCATTTTATGTGCCCGAAATGCGGACGGCTCGGACAGCGAATGATTGAGGCAACCGCCAAGCAATGCGGATTCGCGAAGCCATTGGAAACGATTAAAACGACACGATATAAAGCGCAAAAGAAATGGCGCAGGAAATGGCAAACGCAAGGAGGAGACTCGGAGCAATTGACGCTTGGATGCGCAAAAAATGTCATAGAAAGAGCGAGGAAATTTGACGTTAATTTCAACGTAAAAAACTGGCGCATCGTGCAAGTTGACATTTACGAGACTCCGCTAACGCTAACAGCGGAGCAATGCGGATTATGAAAACAGACAACAGACGCCCCGACCACGAAGAGAAAATGAAACGCACGCCGGAGCAATGGAGGGAAGAATGGGAAAAGGTGAAGGAGTGCCCTCTTTGGTATCACCCGTGCCCGCTGGTGTCGT